CAACCAGATAAGTTATCAAGGTCAGCATCATAAGCCTGTACTTGGCTTCCAATCGCAACTCCAAGACTTGCTCTAGCTGTAGCTCCAGATTCAAGAACAAAATTAGATCCGTTACCTACAATAAAGTTGCTATCTGTTGGAGTCAAACCAGCTATATCACTTAGTTGTGCATCAAAAGCCTGTACATCTGATCCGATGGCAACACCTAATGCAGTTCTAGCTGCACTTGCACTTGTAGCACCCGTTCCACCATCGCCAATAGCAAGTGTTCCTGTTATAGAACTAGCAGCAAGATCAACAGCAACTTCAGTAGATTCAATAACAAGTCCACCATTTGATTTGAGATCGAGAGAAAGTGTATTACCACTTTTATCTAATCCATCTCCTGCTGTAACTGATCCTGCTCCAGAAAACTGTGCAAATACTAAATTGTTTGTTCCTACAACAGCACTTCCAGTATTTGAAGTGCAAGTAAAACCATTATCAGCATTTACTGTTCCCTGTTCAACGAAAGTAAACATACCAGCAGCGTTAGCACCAGCAGCTAAATCTGTTGTTCTTTCCCATGTACTAGCTTTACAAAGATACAGTCCGTTTTGACTTGCTGTGCTTTGATCTTTTACTAAAACTCTTTCATCAGCAGAAACAGCAACTCCATCAATAGTTTGCGTTCCAGAAAGCGTGATATTTGCTGTAGTGGCTACTTTTACTGAATCTTTTACATCTAATCCTTGAGATACAGAATCTACATATCCTTTAGTTGCAGCATCAGTTGTAGCTGTTGGTGTTGCTAATGATGTAATTTTTTGACTATTTAAAGATACAGCAGCAGCAGGAGCAGCCATTTCTGCAAGCGTATTGGTGCGTACTCCAGCATCAAAATCAGAAATTTTTGTATGTGCTATCGAAGGTATATCGTCACTTCCTAATGCTCTAAATGTAGGTGCAGCAGCACTTCCCGATGCAGGACCAGATAAAATAGTATTAGCAGTTCTAGTTGTTGCTTTATCAAAAAACGCACCTTTACCACCAATAGGTTCAATACTTGTTGCAGATCCTCCTGCTCCTCCTGTTCCTTTACCAATAACTAAAACTTCATCACCTTCTCTAAAAGCTATTTCAGCATTTTCTAATGACGTTGGGTTTGA